CTGTGTCTACTTTAGTTGCTATTAAATCAACAAGAAAATTATTATACGATGATTGTGATGAGGTATATGCGTTAAAGGATGCGGTGGTTACAAGTGAACCACTATCAACATTTGCGGTAATACCGGTCAATCCACTACCATCCCCTCGGAAGGAACCGGTAATAACAACGGATGATGTTGATACCTGAATAGGTATATTATTACCAACACCGTCCTGAACATATTGTAATGTTGAGGTTACACCGGTGGTACTATCTTGTAGTTTAAGTAATCCTTGGTAGGATTGAGAAACATATTGGTTAGTTAATTGACCCATATTATCTTAATTATTTTATACGTTTTTCCAATCTTTAGATATGGTTTCCCATAGTTCGGCAAGTTCAAACCACTTCTTATTTTGAGTTACGAACGGTCTTTCAGGAACATCACATCTACTATATGCGAATGGTTGTGTTATTTGTAGTGTTAGTGTCCAACCTCCAAGTATCGTCTCAAATCTCTCAAGGAATGGACTTACGTTCGAACCCCATATACTTTGATACTCTGATAAATATAATATGGTGAATATATCTTTGGTTATTTCCAAAGTATCATTCATCACATCTCTTTGATTGGAATAATCATCATTTACCCTGTCAGCAATTATAATCTGAAAGGTATATATTAATTCATTTCTTGCTAATACCGTATCCTGTGGAACCACATACATTCTTGTATATAATGGTTCCTTGTCTGTTACAATATCATTTGTTAATTGTTCTATATCTCCAAATCCATAAGACATAATCTGTTGGTGTGAATTACCAATGTTCTGTAAGTCAGTTAAGATTTGTTTATAGTTTACATAATATACTTCTGTTGGTAATGTAAGACCGGTGAAAGGTAATACACACTTGTTGTAATCAAATGGTTGTTCTATCGTTAGGTTCATTGTCCATCCACCTAAGATGGTTTCAAACCTTTCCAAGAATGGTGTGACATTTGGTCCCCATATTGGCTCGTAGTCAATTGAGAAACCTCCCCACTCTGCCGTGTATGATTGATATAGAATGGTAAAAATATCCTTGGCAATTTCCAAGGTGTCACTCATTACATCCTCTTGATTGGATAGGTCATCATTAATCCTATCCATAATAATAATGGAAAAGTTATAATCTAATCTATTTTGATTTAGGGTAACATCACCGGGAACCACATACATTCTAACATATACCGGTTCTTTCTGTGTTTCAACATCCATTGTGACCTGTGTAATATCACCATAACCAAATGAATTAATCTGATTGTGATAAAACGCTATCCCACTTAAATCTTGGACTATCTGTTTATAATTTACCATATATTACTAAATATAAATAAATTAATTTTAAAGACGTTTAGTCTGTTTTTTTTGCAGGTTGGTCATGTGTTTGTCATACTCAATCAAATATGATAACTGATTGAACACCTCCATTATTTTGCTTTCGTATATAGTCTTGTGTTTTGTAAAATCGTTTTGAGTAATTCTGTTGACGACAACGAACCAACCATAGGTTTTTTGGAGATTGCTGCCCATATCCATTTCCTCATCACCCAAGTTAATTTTATCTTCGTCCATATCGATAAGGTCGGGATTGAAGATAGATGGGAATAACTTGTAAATCTGTTTACGAAGTTGATAAAAAAAAACTGTGCTCCGAGAACGTACTTAATATCTAACTCCTTCTTGAACAACTCGGCTCGTTCCTTCATCGAGTCCACATTGTATTTCTCAATCTTATAGTCGTGTTCTGACTTTTCTTCTATGATTGGTCTATACATAACTGCCGATAGTATGTGTAGTAAATCCAATAACTCATCAGGTTTCTTTCCTGATATGGTATCCATGTCCACAAACTCGGCAAATGTTAACTCCTTCCAATCAGGGAAGAACCCGTAATCAACACCATTGATTTTAAACCGGTCTATGAACTTAGGTTTCTCCAATGGAACCAATGACATAAGATATGATGCAAGATATTGAACCTGTTGGTAATCTGTTTCCAACAAGTCCTCAAGTGGTGCACCGGTAACTATGTTTACAATCTTAGCTGCAAAGTAGTCATCAGAGAATAGGTCTTTAACCTTATAAATTTTACTGTAATTTTCTATCGATATAAACTCAGGTAGTTTATATTCCTGTTCATCTATTTTAAATTTTATCATACGAATGCAATACTATATTTGCCTGTTGTTTTTTGATTCTTTATTTCCGGCAACATCCTCATCATTAGTGCATCAGATAAGTCAGGAGACTTTCCCAATATCCTTTTCATCTCATCCTTTGATTGGACTGCAACCTTATTGTCTTTGTCTATGTCTTTTAGTTTGACTGCTAATAACTCCTGTGTTAAGTTATCCACAATTGCCGGTTCTAATATGTTAATAGATATTTGTCCCTCTCTAAACATATCAGATAGTTTAACATAACATTGTGATTTTAGATTAGAGAAGTTTTGGTCGTGTAGTGGTCTTGCATTGTTGACAAAGTTTGTACCTCTGATTTGATCTGCAACACCTCCACCAACACCATCACTATCTATTATACAATTATTAGGGTGAATGCCGTGTGATCTTATTAGGTCCCGAATTTCGGACGATAATTCTGTGGTTGATAACTTAGTATACACATGACAAGATATAACCACCATACCCACCCAAATCATTACTACGGACCTGTCATCACCAAACCTTGCAACGTCCACAGTCATATACTTCTTATCTGCCGGATTCGGTGTTAGTCTGTATACAGAATTTGATATGTGTTCGAACTTGAATAGACTATCGTTCTCATCTAAATAATCCCAATCACCTTCCAATAATCTTTTCTTCTGTTGTGGAGGTAGTTCTTTTAACATCTGTATATAAGATGCCGGTAATATCGTATACGAGACTTAACAATAGAGTATGCCAGTGATGTTATCTGTGCGGCCTCATCTATGAATGCTGCCGATATTTCCAATGAACCAAGACTATCATAGTTAGGGTCACTTGGATTGTATGCAAGGTCTTTAAATACTATCTCACTCTTATTGTAGAATGTAAGTACATTACTCTGACCATTGAAGTTAAAGTGTTGACCGGACTTTAGTCCCATCGTACCCAACAAATCAAATAGTGTGGTGAGTGTGGTTAGTTTTAATTGTGTTAATACAGACCGGCCTATTAGACACCTGATACCTTTGTGGTTTAAACATAGTGTGGTAATCCATAAACACCCCAACCATGACTTTCCTCCACCGGCACTACCTCCAAATAAAACTATATTGGTTTCGTTATCTGTTAGATACGACCATGCTTCAGATTGTCTTTTGGTTGGGGTTATGTTTATTTCCATTACTTGTTTGTAGATATATTCTTTTTGTATGCGTGTAGTACTCCTTGATAGTCTATGTCCAAATGATTGAACTTGTAGTAATCTATTGAATACCCCTGAGACTTTAATAGAGACTCACAGGACAACAAACAGGACAGGTTATGATACTCAACACCAATGTGTCTTACCGTGTCCAAATTCGAGGGTTTAATTGCGTTTAAGAAAACCTCACTTCCCTCCACATCAATCTTAACAACTGTGGGTTTTGTTGCATTTAAATAAAAGTCAAACTTTTCTGTCCGGTCAACATAATCCATAATGTTAATAAAGTTCTTAATAACAAAGTTTGTCTTGAACCATTCGTAGGATTGTGATGATGGGTCAACACCATATACCATCTTTGCTTTATTCTGTACCCACCATACCGGTGTTGGTGTGTGTTCTGAATTTATTCCACATCCCAAATCTAATATGGTCTCGTTTTCAATTGGTAAGAACCTCCAATGATCTTGTGGGTGCTCTGAATTAATCATTCCTTTTATTTCTCTTTCCATAATCTATCTTTAGTCATTTCAATATATTGTTCTGATATATCAATACCAATATAATTCATATTATTTTTCTTTGCAACTACGGCCGTGGTCCCTGATCCATTATAACAATCCAATATCAGTCCATTTTCAGGACACGAACTTTTGACTATGTTGTCTACTAGTTCCGTAGGGAATGGTGCCGGATGTGATTGGTCTTGTTCTCTATTTATTCTCCATATGTTTTTCTTATGTTCACACTTTGACTTATCAAAATATGGTACGGCATCCCAACTCTTCTTAATCCAAAATATCCATTCAGTTGTTGGTAGGAAATAAGTGTTAGATAATTTAGGAGTGTTACCTCTGTCCCATACAATTATTTGTTTAACATTATAGTCATACACATAAGATGGATGAATGGTATTGTGTTTATGAAATATATCTATGTGGTTGTAATAGATTGAACCGGTTGGTTTGATAATCCTAACTAATTCATCTAATACTTCCTTCTGTTGTTTGATATATTCTTCAGGTGGTAAACTATCAGTTATACTATCATATTTTATTACTCTCTTGAAACTACCTTGTTCTTTATTTCTTGTCCAAAAGTTTTTGTTGTAGGGTGGTGATGTACAAACTAAATCCACAGAATTACTTTCTATCTTCTTTAGTTCTGTTAAACAATCTCCTAATCTTAAGTCTACTACCATTACCGAAATTTTTATCTCTAATATAAAAAAAATTTAATCTTTATTTAGTACAATGTTAATACTAATTGGTTCACCACCGGATGTAACATCAACTTTCTGTGCTTGTTCCAAACCGAATAGTTTTGTGAGTGAGTCCAATACTTCTTTCTCTACTCTTCTATTGTTTGTGTCTCTACACCTGTTTAGAAGGTCAAAGTAACGTTCAATTTGTGAGGACAATAGTTCTTCCCTTTCGTCTTCAAATCGTTGTTTTAAACGGGCCTTTGCATCTGACCATAACTTCTCTGCTTGTCTTGTTGTAATACCAAATTCTTTTGATGCTTTGTCTCTAAACTCTATTGAGTTTAATCTTTCGTACAACATTAGTTCGAAGACTCTAACCATTCGTTCTTCGTATTCAACCTCAGTTGTTTTTCTTCCACTTGTGCTCATATTGATTTATTTAATTTAAACCTTATGTAATTTCTTAGTTTATGGTATTGGTTGTTTTTACAACTGATACAATTCTCGAATTTAAAATCTTCATTGAATACTTGTCTGTATACATCATTGATGAATTGTTTTGATTCTTCTTTGATACCATCTCTTCTGACTATCTCGTGATATGCATTAACAATATCATTTTCATCAAATATGATTAGAGGTTCAGGTGTAAAATCTATTGGAGGTAGTTCTGTTATTTCTTTTCTCTTCTTACACTTTGAACAGGGTTTCTTCTTTTCAATACCACCGTTCCATTCATTCATCTGTTGGGTATGTAATTCTTCTACTGTTTGAGGTATGTTAGATTCCATAATCTTTTAGTCTTTCTAATGTATTATCTTTTAATTGTTCTCTACTTTCTTTAACATATTTGATTATACTACTCTTGGGTATACCGGTATGTTTGGATACTTTGTTTACACTACCTAACACTAAGTATAACTCAATCATTCCTTTTCTCCAAAAGTCTAATTCACTATAGGATATTTCTAATGATTGGAGTAGTATTTCTTTCTCCCAATTCATTTGTTCATCTTCGTATTCAAATATATCTGTTAGGGGTTGGTATCTTGATGACTCCTTTCTTATCTTATAATAGAAAGGTGATGTGGTACTCATCCAATTTATTCTTAATACACTGGTTATATAATATCGGATTGTATCGTCATCGTAGTTGTGGAGGTTTATCTCTTTCTTGGAGTAGAGTTGTAGAATAACTTCGTGTAATAGGTCTTGAGATAGTTCATGACCTTTGGTTATTCTTTTGGTTATTTGTAGGAGTCTGTAGTAGTTTCTCGTTATATAACCCTCAATGAGTTGATTCATTAATCAATTGTTTAACTTGTTTCATCACCTCACATATTTCATACTTTTCTTCCTGCTCGTTGACGATAATGGTTGAGTCTATTAACTTATTCAATAACTCTTTTTTGTTTCCTCTAAATCCAAATTCTCGGTGTAGTATTCTTTCTAAGAATGTTTTAACCAATAGTACCAATTCATTTCTTTGTTTCTCTTCCATTGTAAAAATGTCTTGGGGTATTTCAATGTCTGACAACTTGATATGTTTTCTATCCATAGTTTGGGTCATACTTTTTAACTATCATATATATTGTTGATTGTGGCCGGTCAAGTACTCTGCAAATATCCATTACCTTGAGACCTTCATCATAATATCTATGTATTTCATTTATCTCTTCATCGGTCATTGCTATCCTCTTATTCTCATTCCTATTCTTTCTCTTTTTTCTTTTTACTTTAGGAAAGAAAATACTACCAAGTTTTATCTCCTTGACACCAGGTTTTAACCATACTCCGTATGCTTCATTATATAAATATCCAATGGACAGCAAAAAGTCAAAGGTCAATTGTTTTTGTATATCATCAACATATGTATTGGGTTTGGAATATACTTTCGTTGAACCTCCACCTGATT